GATAGCGGTATACTCTCAAGATTTTACTCCTCCTACATCAGCTCTCACTGAAGTTAGTAATACTAAATTACTCTTGAGCATGACTGATGGAAAGATCATTGATGCAAGTGGAAGTCAGCATATGACATTAATTGGAGATACGCAAAGTCATAGTGGACAACCTAGAGTTTCTAGCCTATCAGGAATATTATTTGACGGAAATGGTGACTATATAAACATGAATAATAAACTATCTTGGTTAATGAGAGGTAATGAAGATTATACTTTAGAATTCTATACTTACTATAATGCAACTCCTGCGAAAACTGGTGGTGGAGTTAGTGGTTATACTCCTGCTGTTCCTGCTGCAGGGATAAATCCTATTTTTTATAATGCATTTAATTATTACTTGAATGAAGGAGGTGATAAAAAGTATGATGAACTTGTTATAGACACTACTAATAGTAATAGATTATACTATTATCATAGTAATGATACTCCGGCTAATGCTGATACTACTCTTTTTAATAGTCAATCGGTTTCAAATACAGGATCTTTTATTCATGTTGCTGCCGTTAAGAAAGATAAAAGACTACAAACTTTTGTTGACGGAAATCCAGGTACGAATTTATCCATTGCTCATAATTTTTCATTTGGTCGCACAGTAGAAGGATTCTTAATAGGTGCTTATCATAGTACAGGAGGATGGATTAATGCATACATTTCTGAATTTAGAATTACAAGAGGACAGGGTCGCTATCCTTTCTTACCTAAGAAAGAAACATTAACTACTACTACATCATTTCAAGATGGAGTTACGACTACTGCTTCTAATGTTAAGATATTAGCAGCTCACACCTCAACTCTAACAACAAATGGTGGAAATAGTGGAACAGCTTTTTCTGTTGAATCTGGTGTTTCGGCTAGCAATTTTGGTCCTAGGGGAGGAATGGTAAGTGCTCTATTTGATGAATCATCAGATGCTATGATGATACATGCGGCTGCGACAGGATTTGGTACAGGAGTATTTACTGTAGAGCTTTGGATGAGTTCTGATTCTACCGCCAGTGGCGCTCAACCTCTAGTAGGATTTGTTCCTGTTGCTGATAGGAATACTACAAGTGCATATCGTTCTATTACGTTTGACAGTGGACAGATTAAATTTGTAAATCAAAGTAGTGATGTTGTTGCATCAGGAGCATCTACAGTGGTACATTCAAAGTGGTATCATATAGCCGTGACACGAGAATCTGATAATAAGATTAGGATATACCTCAATGGTACATTCATGGCTGAATCATCAGGTACATACACAGAGAATTTTTCAAGTTTTGATCGAGTATACTTAGGAAGGCGAGGTGGAGATTACTTTAAAGGATATATGTCTAATGTTAGGATGACTAGTCAAGTTCTCTATACTAAGAACTTTACACCACCAGCTACTGAGATAACTGGATAAAAAATTTAATTTAAAGGAGAAAAAATAATGAGTGAAGAAAATACAGTAGATACTGAAAGTGAAACTCCTGAGGTTTCACCGGCAGAAAATTTTATAAATGCAGTGACTGCTAAAGACTATGTTGCTGCTAGTAAGGAGTTTGAAGAGATGATGCTCGGCAAAGTTGATGATGCTCTAGAACAAGAAAAGGTTAACTTAGCCGGACAGATATTTAATGATGAAGAACCTCCAGAGGAAGAGAAAGAAGATCATATTGAAAATGATGCTGAAGATGAATCCGATGAATCAGATGAAGAGGCCGAAGAAGAATCAGAAGAAGACGAATGGGATGAAGAAGAATCTAATAAGAGAATGGACGTCATAGGTCAAAATGGTAATGATGGACTTCATTATGATCAAGATGATAATAATGGAAATTCACCAGAGTAAAAAACTGAAATATTATAAATAATAGTAAG